GAACGCCTCGAAAAACCTCATTGACCCGGAGCCGAAAACACGGGACGGGCGTATCTCCGGCAGACGTGCGGAGGAGCTTGCCAGAGACACGACCAATAACGCCGAGTATGAAAAGCTCTATCCGGGCTATATCCTTGCCGACGCTGGCGCATGGCACAACGACGTAAACGGAGGAAAGTATATCGTCGCCCGCTTCTACCGGCGGGACGGTGTATTTATAAAACCGAAACGGAGGAAACGAAAATGAACGTAAACGAGTTTGCAAAAGACGTACACGAAAACGCGGTTGCACATGGATGGTGGGACACGGCTCGGAGCTTTCCCGAGGTCGCCGCGCTCATTCATTCGGAAGTATCGGAGGCTCTCGAGGAATGGCGAGACGGAAACCCGGCTATCTATGGATGCTGCGGCATCCCGGGCGCTGTCTGTGAGTTTGAGGGCGCTTGCGACAAGGGCGAGAAAACCGGGACTTGTAAGCCGGAGGGTGTAGCCGTCGAACTCTGCGACGCGGTTATCCGTATTTTTGATTACCTCGCCTATTTGGGCGTGGATGTTGAGGCCGTTCTCACGGCAAAGCTCGAGTACAACAAAGGGCGCGAGTATCGCCACGGAGGGAAACGCGCCTAAACCACGATTACGCACGAGGAGGGCGAGCTATGATTAACTATTTCGAGGCGGCGGAGAAAACACTCCGCGCTCGTGGCTTGCTTGAGGTGGCTTTAGGAAACCTCGAGCGGAAAAAGGAGCGTATTTTACGATATGGCGCTCCGTCGGAGTATCCGTCGGCGGATATGTCTAAACCGTACACAGGTGCGAAAACCGTAAACGACGCGCTCGCGGACTGTCTCGAGCTTACCGAGGTTATGCGAGAGATTCAAGTTACACGGGATAAGGTCGAGGAGATAGACGCAGTTCTCGCACAGATGGAGGAGGGCGACGCTCGCATCCTCCGGCTTTGGTACATTGAGCGCAAGAGCAAGGATAAAATCGCGGAGGCCGTATGTTATGCCTCGCCTACGTCAATATACGACCAGCGTAATAAAGCCCTTGTGCGCTTTGCTCTCCTCTACTTCGGCGCGGGCGCTATGCCGTCCATGTAAGGCGCTTTCTCGCTTATTCTCATGTTTTGAAAAAAAGGTGTATGGAAACTTGTTTTTCCTCTGTGCTATCATTGAGGCGTAAAGAGAGGTCGAGGGAAACCTCGCCGCCGTGCGCCCCGCGCTTTATGCGCGAGGCGTTCTCTTTATCCACACGGAGGCAAAGAGCATGAGAGAGTTTGCAAAAGCGTTTTACGAGTCTCCGGCATGGAGACGCACACGAGCATATATTCTCAAACGAGACACGGGGCTATGCGTCCACTGTGGCGAGCCCGGTGTTATCGTGCATCACAAGATAGAACTCACGCCGAGGAACATCGACGACCCGGCAATCGCGCTCGGTGAGGATAATCTCGAGACAGTTTGCCGGACGTGTCACGCATTGATACACGAGGGAACTCCGCCGCTTGCCGACGGGCTCGCTTTTGATGCTGACGGAAATATTATCACAGCGCCACACACCCCCCCGGGGTGCGCCGAAATAAACACCCGGTAAGTAACCGCGCCTCAATCCTCGAAAGAACCGACCCGGGCGCGCACATGAGGGGGGGTAAAGCCGGGGCGGAGGGAGGTTTATACATTATATGGCGGCAAATAAAAAAAGCTATGATGAGCTCTCGATTTCTGAAAAAATCGAGGCAAAAAAGAAAAAAATTCGGCGACTTTTCAAAGAAATGCCTCCCGAAAAGCGGCAATTTGCCGACGGGCTTATCAACCAATTCGCCGTGACCTCCGTCACGCTGGAACGTCTCGCCGACGAAATCAACAACGGCGACTTGATAGAGGATTTCGTACAGGGGGCGCAAAAGCTCCGGCGGGAGTCCCCGGCTCTCCGTGCCTACAACACGACGATTAAATCCTTTTCCGCTCTCACAAATCAACTCGTCGCGTTGCTCCCGGAGAAAGAAAAGAAATCGGCGGGTGACGAGCTTATGAGTTTTATCACAAAGCCCGCCGCCCGGTCGGGTAAGTAGTGAACTACGTCCGGGAGTATTGGGAGCGGATTTCCTCCGGCGAAATCGTCACGAGCCGACGGGTAAAGGCCGTGTATGGTCGCCTCGTGGCGGAAATGGACGCGGCGGACGAGAGCTCGCCGTATTACTTCGACGAGGCCGTCGGCGAAAGGCCGATTATCTTCGTCGAGAGATTTTGCAAGCAGTCTCAAGGAACGCTCGGCGAGTCTCTGACGCTCGAGCTTTTCCAAAAAGCATATATACAACTCCTTTTCGGGTGGCTCGAGAGGGCGACGGGATACCGGCGCTTTCGAGAGACACTCTTTCTTGTTGGCCGAAAAAACGGCAAGAGTACGCTCCTCGCGGCGCTGGCGCTCTATATGCTCGTCGCCGACTACGAGGGCGCGGCGGAGATTTATTCCGTAGCGACCAAGAAAGACCAAGCCAAAAAGACGCTCACAGAGGCCGTAAACATGGTGAAGCAGAGCCCCGAGCTCTCAGCCATCCTCAAAAAACGGCGCAACGACATTTATTTTCCGGCGACCGCCTCCAAGTTTGAGGCGCTGGCTTCGGACTCGAACACCCTCGACGGCCTCAATTCTCACGCCGTTATTATCGACGAGCTCCACGCGATACGCGACCGCAATCTCTATGAGGTTATGAAACAATCGACCTCGAGCCGCCGTCAGCCTCTCGTGATTATGATTACCACGTCCGGCACGGTGCGCGAGTCTGTTTTTGACAACCTTTACGGCTACGCTTGTGAGGTCGCCGACGGGCAGACTCCCGACGAGCGTTTTCTCCCTGTCCTCTACGAACTGGACAAGCGCGAGGAGTGGACAGACCCGGCGGCATGGATAAAGGCAAACCCCGGCCTCGGGACGATAAAGCAATATACCACACTCGCCGATTTCGTGGAGCGAGCAAAGAAAAATTCGGAGGACTTGCCCGGCGTTCTCTGCAAGGACTTCAACGTCAAGGCGACCGGCGCGGCCTCGTGGCTCTCCTATGAGGACGCAGTAAACGAGGCCACATTCAAGCCCGAGGAGGTCTATAACACCTACGCTATCGGCGGGTGCGACCTCTCCGCGACGACCGACCTAACGTGCGCGACACTGATTATCCGGCGCTCGGCAGACGACGAGACCGTCTATGTCTTTCAACACTATTTTCTACCTCAAAAGAAAATCGACCAACTCGACGAGCACAACACACAAGAAGCTCCGTACAAGATTTGGGCGGAGCGGGGGCTCGTCACGATATGCGAGGGAACTCGCGTCGATTATTCGGCGGTTACGGCGTGGTATTGCCAAATGCGCGACGAGCTCAAGATAGACGCTTTCAAAATCGGGTACGACCGCGCTCTCGCCGGTTATTGGGTAGACGAAATGAAAGCAAACGGCTTTGATATGTGCGCCGTCGCACAGGGGCCTTTTACATGGTCGCAACCTATGCGAGAGCTCGGCGCGGCGCTCGCCGATAAAAAAGTCAATTACAACAAAAATCCCGTTTTGCTTTGGTGCCTCACGAATACAGGCATAAAGAAAAGCGGGATAAACAATATCCAGCCCGTGAAAATCTCCGAAAAACGCCGTATTGACGGTATGGTATCCCTACTCAATGCGTGGGTTATCTATGTGCGAGATTATGACGACTATATGTATTTAGTGGGGTGAAGAAATGGCAAAAAGAGGACTCTTTCAATCTATTTTCGGAGGCAAGAGCGAGAAAAATAAAGATTTCCACGCATACAGGCTCTTGAGCTCGTGGGAGTCTACTTTCGTACCGTATTCCGGCAATATGTGGGACATTAACACGGTACGCTCTGCCGTGGATGCTTTCGCCCGCCGCGCCTCGACTGCACAGCCTCGCCACGTTCGCCAGTCGGCAGAGACGACGGTCGCGGTAAACGACTATATCGACCGCATTTTGCAATTTCGGCCTAATCCATACATGACGGCGGCTGACTTTTATTACAAGCTCGCCGCGCAATACAAGGTATACAACAACGCAATAGCGTACCCGGTATTTGATGAAACAGGCCGCTTGACGGCGGTCTACCCCATCAACGCACAGTATTTCGAACTCCTCGAATACATGGGTACGCTTTATTGCCGCTTTACCTTTGCGACCGGGGCAACGTACATTTGCGAGTATTCCCGGATTATCCATGTCCGGCGGCATTTCCTCGAACACGACATTTTCGGCGACGGCAACAAGCCTCTCGATACCGCGCTCAAGACGGCGAACACGCTCAATCAGAGCATGAGCAAGTTTGCCGAGCTCGTTGCGGTTATCCGTGGCATTCTGAAAGTCTCGAACGCCGTCAAAACGGAGGACTTAAACCGCCGCCGCGACGACTTTATCCGGGACAATCTCCGCATGGAGAACAACGGAGCGGGCGTTATCGTCACAGACGCGAAATACGACTATACGCCTATCACGGACAAGACGACTCCCATCCCAGCGACACAACTCGCATACGTCAAAGAGGAGATTTACGACTATCTCGGCGTGTCGAAAGAAATCGTCGAGAATACCGCGACTCCGCAACAGGAACAGGCTTTTTATAGCGGCGAAATCGCCCCGTTTTTCCGCCGCCTCTCGCAAGCGTTCTCGAACGTGCTCTTTACCGAGCGGGAGTTCGGGTATGGAAATCGTATCGTCTTTTCTGCGAACTCCGTCCAGTTTGCGACGTTGCCGGAAAAGGTGACGGCGGCTAAGTTTTTGACGGAAATCGGCGCGGCGACGCTCGACCAAATCTTGACTATGTTCGATATGCCGACTATCGGCGGCGAGGAGGGCGCACGCCGCGTCCAAACGCTGAACATGGTAAACGCAAAGCTCGCAGACAAATACCAGACCGGCGGAAATACGCCGCCGGACGACACTACGCCGCCCGGGGAGCCAACCGGCGGGAAAGAGGAGGGTTAGGCTATGGCTATCAAACAGGGGCGCGAGTATCGCGCTTTGCAGGACTTTAGCCTCGTTCCGAGGGACGAGGGCTCGAAAGAATACCGGGT